AGCCGTTTCCGGCTGAGTCGGTGTTGTGCAGGACAGGCTCAAAACCGAAGAACTTAACGAAGCGATGGCCGATCCAGAACTCGTCCTCGACGCGGACGCAGAGCCGTCCCCACAGGCGGACGATGCGGCGGAGGGCTCGACGGAGGAAAGGTAGCACTCGCTTCATATTATCTTGGAAAGCCTGACACAGGAAGAAAATGACCTCTCCGCCAAAGCCCAGGCGCGTGTATTGTCGGAGGCCCACTACACAGATAGGCGTATTCCTGACAGAGAGGGTCCAAAGCCTCCGCAAATTGCGATAGAACTCGCTGCGGAGAGGACGCATTGCTCGCCACTCAGCCTTCGCATGAGGCCCAAAGGCTGCGATGGTGTTGGCGGAAAGTTTTTCAACTCGTTTAATTGTTATCATCGCCAACCTCTGACTCGACGATGTAGCCGAGGATGGTTGCGGGGAGAGGCTCGTCTTGAACGATGTATGATGTAGCATCAATGTCCCAAATTGGCTCAACTGCCAGGATGTGTGTGCCGTTTTTTGCCTTGTTGGCCTCGCCAAACAGTTCATGCTGGCGGGGCTTCAGCGAATACAACGCATCAAGAGCAGTTCCGGCTTTCAGCCCACGAGATTTCCGAAGTTGGATTGCAAGGTGAGTGATGTTTTTCACCTTGTTCTCGATGACATTGGGCGGAGCAGCCAGTGGCATGTTGCGGGCCGTCGATTTGTAGGGAATGCCGACAACAACACGAGATGCCGCTACTGGAAACGTAACGGTTCCGTTTGTAACTACCAAGTTGCGAACTACATTGCCGTCAGCAAGGGCCGTGACCGTCAATCCTTCAAGATGATAAAGGCCGCCGACAGAGGTTACCTCAGCATCAATTGCCCACCCACCCGGATTAGCTGGTCGAGGGGTTTCAGAATAGTGAACAGTCTCAGTAATGTCGTCAATAATCGTGACTGTGAGCACGGTTGTGCTGGTATAGCCTGTCACGCGAGCCTTGGCTTCGCCGTAACGAATGACTTTGCCCACATCAGCAACGGTAAACTCGGCAGAGCTGCTAGTAACAGTCACACCGGAGCCAGTGGCGGCACTGAAAGTCAGTGTGCCGAGGCCCGCTTGACTAGCAAGGGAAAGAGAAGCATCTAGAAACACACACTCGTCGATGCGTGTGAACAATCGAGGAGCGATTTTTTCAATATACTTCACATAACGAGAGCCGATTTTCCGTTTGACCACAACATATACTGAAGTATCTGTCCCTTCTTCAAGGCCAACCACGTCAAGAAACTGTCCCTGCGTTACGCGGCGAGTCCAGGCGTAAACTTCCTGTTCTTTAATCATTGTCAGAAGAAGAAGCGTGCCATCTTCACGCACAGCATGGATAAGTCTGTGCGGATCACTGGCGTAAGCCATCCGGGTGATTGGATAATTCTCAAAAAGATGCGAAGCGAGGATAGAAATATCCGTCGGAGAGTAGAGTTTATATTGATCCGCGTAGGCCATAGCGTTCACTCGGCGGCCAGCCGAGTTGCAATAAAGAATGTCAGTGTCAATCTTGAGGGGCACTACGTCCGAAGCGCCGTTGTAGGACTGAACATCGGCCTGAACGTCCGTAGCTGTGATAGCATTGCCCTGTGAGCCGGACATTAACCAAATTGCAGCCTTGCTCATAAGAAGCAAACCGCCGCGAACTGGAATCATGTGAAGCAGGGGCGAAGCATCTTCGCTATCAACTTCATGCTCGAAGCTGTCGCTAGCGACAAGGACACGGGAAATGTCAAAGTTAGACAGCTGACCGGGGCGAGAACCGTACACAGTCAAAGGGCTGTTAGCGGGGGCTGCATAGATTTGCCTCTGCTGATAGACACCCGCAAGCGCAGGGTAAGTGCCGGTGTTACTCCGAATAGTGGCGGTAAGAACCGCACCAGTGCCTGCGGCAGTCGTAATCGTAAACACAGGCGTGACGTAGTTTTTGCCCCCGTTCACTATGATAATTCCTGCGATCGGACCAGTATCAGCGTTAGCGTTCGCAATTACAGGGTACCCAACAAAACCAGTACCTCCACCTACGTCTGACACAGTAACTGTATCATCAGGGGCATAACCACTGCCGGCACTCGTCACTGTCACAAACTCAATCGCAGCCGGCGCGAAGGGGTTGTTGCCAACTGGGGGAGTCTTAGCAAAGTCAGGCGTGATGCCGGTGTCGAAGAAGTGAGCGCCGTTTGACTGGCCGATGTAACCAACCTGCATAGAGCGAGAAAGGGCTTTAAAGGTCAATGTCCGGGTGACGCGAGTACGATAGACGTTGTAGGTATATGCGCCAGTTATCGGCGCCCAAGTTAATGTGGTGCCGCCTGAAGCATTGTTATCAAGATCAGCTGAGTTAAAAACGAATTTGTAATCCGAAGGAAGGCCGTCCTCGCCGGTCTTGCTTACAGCAACCACGACATAACCTACACCGTAGTTACCTGTAGTTACAGGCGTAGCCGTGAGGGCTCCGACCTGGCCTACGCCTTTGACAAGGGTTTCTTCCGTGAGGGTCCAGTTGGCCTGAGCAAAACGCCGCAGGTTATAGATCGGATAGTCCTCGTGAGTGAGTCGAACTACGTCACGGATTTGATGGGCGCGGAGCTTGTCAAGGTCTTGATCCGCATACGGCGAAGTGAGAGTGTAGACACGAGCGGCAGTTCCTCCTGAAACAAAAGTAGAGAAAGCCGTACTGTTAATGTTCGTGCCGTAGAGGTCTTGGAGGGAGAACGTATTCGCCGTCAAGACAGTGATCTTGAACGTCCGGCCAGCAAGCTGAGTCATGCCGTTCGTGTTTGGAAACTGAATAAGGTCGCCAGTCACAAAACCGTGAGCGGTGGAAGTAACGACCGCAGGGTTGGCTTTGGTGATGGCCGTGACGGTCTTCGAGGCCTCAAGAACGTAAGCGCCTTCCTGAAGGAACCGAATGTAGTCCTCCCCAAAAACGATGACGTTCGTGTTTGCGGGATCGCCTGAGAACTTGAAAGTAAACAGTTTGACTTCGTTCGAGTCGAACTCAAGCGGCTCGCAGAAGATCGTTCCGGGGCAATTAGACAAACCGCCAAGGTAGTCTACTTGCCAATTCTCTGCTTCAAGCAGGGACAAATCGAACTTTTCGAGGTCGCTTCGACCGGCGTAAGCCTCCGAGACCTCACCGCCGATAAAAGCAAACTTGATAAAATCAAGGCTCATAGAGCAAGTCCTGCTGAAAAGATCGGGCCTACTTGATAGATATAGCCAGACACAGGGGGAACAGAAGTCACGCCTCTCACAGCTAGCCAATCGGGAATGTGATCGAAGTTGACTTGATTCCGGTTTGCCACACGGGCCTGTGCCTTCAGCAACACATCATTAGCGTTCGCAATCGCCTGCGCTGCGCGGGAAGCCTTTCCGTGCAGGGGCATTGCGATGTGACCGGCCAGCGCCTGGACCGTGGCGTACCACAGGTCAGCGTCCCAAGACGCCACAACAGTCTGTTTCTTCGTGTAGTGCAGGATCGAGACCTCACTCATGGAGAGCAACTTCGGCACCCCATCAACCTGAGTCATGCGGAAGTTCTCAAAGGTCGAAAGATGGCGAGGGTAAAGAAAATCAGTCGGGACGTTGAAGCGGTAAATCCAAGGCGGCTCTGGCGCACCCTCGACCCAAGTATCCGTAGTCCGTTCAGACTCTACAGTAAGCTGTGCGACCGCTGCAGCCGAGTCCCAGTGGGCGGCGCATAGAATTTGATCTCGAACAGTTGGATACCACAGGTTACAAACCTCGGCCTCGCGAGAAGCCTCAGTCGGCGATAGAACACGGGAACGAGTCCCTACGGCATTCAAGGCCAGGTTATACAACGTGGTCTGATCTTGGGCCATAGGGACTCGATCCTTAGTTTTTCGTCTTCATTGCTTCGACGAAGTTGGTAGATTTAGCATTGCTGATTTCACTCAGTGCCATCGGCTTCTCTGCCGGAGCGTTGGGAGAAGGATCAGACTGCTCTGCTGGCTCGGCCGAACGAGGGAGCGTGAAAACTCCTTGGTTCGGCTTAGTCTTTTCGTTATAGAAAACAACCTTAAGGCCGTTGATTTCATCGGGAAGCTCATGCACCCCAATCGGCCAGAAGGTTTTCCCATCGTAAAAGGAAGATTTGAGGCGTACAAGCATTATCGACTCCCTTAGTTGCTGGCGTCAGCCAACGCTACCCACTTAGATGGATCGCGTGTGAGGAAAGCGTTAACTTTACCTGCACTGGTGAGGTTGCCTGCTACCGTAACCAAGACGCCGAGGAACTGTTCATAAGTATCCATAGGCAGAGCCACCGTAGTGATAGTGGCCCCTGCGAGGTTAAGGCCTGCGGGGGAAACCGCAGTCACGACCGTCTTCGCATAGTGCGAGGTGCAGTTTGCAACCACGCCTGCGCCGAGAGTAGCCAGAGCGTCAGATACCAAAGTGTAAGTGATTGTGCCAGCACCAGCTGCGACGATAGAAGTGTCGCAGGTGATAACCAGCCACATATCCTGACCGTTACCGATGTCGGAAGTCAGTGGAGTCAGCCCCAAATCAATCACGTCTCCCAGTACGGCGGTGCTGATTGCCAACGCAACACTCGTGGCGTCAGCAAACTCAAGCAGTTCATCCATAATCATTTGAAAGTTCCTTTCGATTAAACAACGAGGGCTTCATCGGCAGCGAGAGCGTCAACACGCTTGACGGGAACACCGTCGAAGGTGACAACACGCTTACCAGCGACTGTTTCCATCGTAAGGGTGGAATTCAGTGTCTTGTTTGCAATCTGCCGACGGAGCATACTGCGGATCAGACGGCTACAATAGAAGACAGGACGACCCATTGTGGTGGACTGCACTTGTTCCAAAGCCTGTGTCATCAAGTCGATAAGGTCAGAGCCGGAAGCTGCGTTCTTCGTCAATGCAGATTTGTCGATGTTGCAGATACGCACGATATAGCGCCAGTCACGGACTGAGATGCCGCAATCCCAACGGTAATGAGTGCGATAGGCTTCCATGCGGCCCTGCGATCCATCAACGTTTTCAATTGTGACTTGGCCCTTGTCAGTGACTTGGAAGCCGGCCTTTGAGCCCTTGGGGATAATCCCGTGGACTGAGTGATCGCCCCAAACAACAAGCCAAATCGATGTGTTATCTGTGCCAACGCCATCAGACTTGATGATGTTTTCGCCGTTCGCAGCGGTCGTGGAGTTGAAACGAGGAACAAGGCCGGTAAATTCTTCCGGTGCCGTTGCTTCATTCGAGTAGAAAATCGCACGGGCAAGTTTCTGGTTCATGCCTTCAAGATGCACACGATCTTCAGACAGGCGGAAAGCAGCAGCGTTGCTGGCCAAGTCCGCAAGGGCCTTGTCAACTTCGGCGTAGGCTTCAAGCATACCGCAAGAGTCAGTGACTTGCAATGTGCGGCCCTTGTTGGGCTGAACACCGCCGTAGAGTTTGCGCCACGTTGGTTCAGGGATACCCGAACGAATTGTGGTGCGGTGGCCTGTTGGGAGGTTGCCTTCCGTCCAAACCATGTCCTCGAGGATTTCGTTCTGCATATCGAGGATTTCGACGACATCAGCGATAGCCCCGTTAGGGTCAGAGATTTTAGCCAAGTCCAGTAGAGTTGGCCATTTAGTAGCGAGAGTAGCCATTTTGTTTCCTTATCTCATTGTTGGGTACATGCGGTTTTCAACTGACTTCTGACTGTCGGCTGGAGACGGCGCGGGAACGTAGCCAGGCTCAACGACAGCAGCAGCAAGTTTGGCAAACATGCGAACAACGTGAGGGTTGTTGCCTGCGCCGGTTAGATCGAGCGCCGCACGGACTTCGGGCGAACCGTACTTGTCCAGCATTTGCCCGATTGCAGGTTCGTGCTTCGCCCAGGCCTGACCACCAAGGTCGGGGTCAGTACTGATCTCGTCAGCCCACTGCTTTTGCATATCTTCCCATGCCCGACTACCCGCTTCCGAGTTCAATTGCATAGATTTTAACTGCAAAGCTACGATTTCATCCACCGCTTCACGAGGGATGTTATGTTTGTTCACAAGCTCAACGAAAGGAGTTGCCAAAGTTTCATCAACGGCGACGCCATCCGGCAGCTTTAAATCCGTCAAAGCAAACGCTGGCGGAGCAGTTGATCCGTCCGGTCCAGGCAATGGTTCAGAGGGCTGAACCTGTAGTGTCTGTGCCGGCGGAGTCGGGCTCGGCGGCGTAGCTGTGATCGGAGGCGTCACTGGTGTCGTCACTGGTTCGGTCATTGAGGTCTTCCTTTTGTTGATCCTCTAGGATTTGAAAATATCCCTTTGGAGCCGCTTTTAATACGTGTAATTCGATTTGCTTCGAGACATTCGCCTCGCCGCAGCGAAATGAAGTTGCAAGAGCGTTTCCCGCAAAAGGGTTATCGTTCGGCCTACCGAGGCCCATAACCCAAGCAAGATACTCTCGCCCCTGTACGGTAGTAACTGCCGCCTTCACGAAGTCATCACGAGCGAGCTGCGCCTGTCGCGCTTTGCTTTGAAGCCTCTTTGCCGTTTTGTCATCCATATCCGCACCCATACCACATTTTGCGAGAAGACACAAGAGCCATATCAACTGCCTCCAAGCATAGCGGCGAGGGCGTTGGCCCCTCCGCCGACATCAGTTTCGGAAAGGAGCTTCGCGCTTTGCGCCGCGGGTTGAGCCATAGCTGCGGCTTGCTGTCCGGCTTCCGCCTCTTGAGCAGCTTGACGGCGCTCAGCCACTTGATCACGAGAACGAAGACCCTTCGCTTTCACTCCGATATCGCGCGCGTAGTCTCTGACGAGTTCATCTTCATCTGGTATGTCACGAACTCCAGGGAAGATTTCAGCGAGGTTACCAACCAATTGCAAGAGGCGCTCAGTTGGAGCAACTCGGACCGCAGTTTGAGCCGCAGCAAGAATGGATACAAACTGGATTTCGATATCCATGTTAGCGATCGACTCCGGTGCTTCCGGTAACAGCCCTTGCCGCTCCATGATGGCGAAGACTCTGCGAAGGGCGGGGGAAAGGGCTTCATTGTGGAACCTCTCAAGGACGGGGCCAAGTTGGATGAGCTTCTCCTCACGACGAGCGTCGATCTCGGTCGCTGTCCGAACGGTCTCGAGTTGAGAAATCATCTGGAACAGGTCATTGTGGAACGTGTTCTGGATGCGGAACTGGATGTCTTTCAGATCGGCAGAGATTTCGCCAAGAGGCGGAGCGACTTGGAAGATTGGCTTGATGCCGATGGCGGACTGGCCGGGGACGAACGTGGTAGAGCCGGGGAGGATCGAAGGAGGCCGCGACTGAAGCGAAGCATCAGCCTGCATAGGCGGACGCACGATGTAGTCGAGAGCCTGCGCCTTGCGCCGCGTTTCGTGCTGGAGCTGGATCACATCACCAAGGGCGTCCATGCCGGGGCAAGTGCCATAGGCATCGTTGCCAGTCAGCTCCCACCGAGGGAATATGCCTGGGAGTTCGTAATACCCACGAACATCCAGGACGTAATCCTTTTCGGTGCCAGCGACTTCCCAGTAAATTTCCCGATACTTGAATTCCTTCGAGAGGGGAAACTTCCGATCAACGTTAGGCTCGATCATGTGGCCGATCGTCACGGACTCCATGAGGGAAGCGCCGCCCTGCTTGTATTTGTTCTGAGTAGACTCGCAAACGTTTTCAATACCCCAACGAGAGACGACTTGCTCAACGGTGTAGACGTACTCACGGGCGAAACGGTTGACGGCGAGCCGGTCATCTTGACCGAGGTAGTATTCGCCGAGAGCGGAGTTGTAGCAGCGGATGACGGTCTCACGATCCTCGTAGAGGAGCATAGCGCCTGTGCCGAACACAACGAGGTCGATGTAGAGGACCGCCATCGTGTTGTAGAAGTTGCTTTCCGCGAGGATTTGCAACATGCGGCGAGTGACCTCGTCGAGCCACACGACAGCCTCATGATCGAGATCGTCATCAACCCCAGGGATACGCAAGCGGACCCAAGGACTCGACGGAGAGGTGATACCGTTCATCATGCCCGCAGCGAGGACACGGGCCGCACGAGTTCCTGTCCCGTCGAGGATTGTTGAGTTCTTGCCGACGTAGTTCTTCCTCTCGTTGGAGGTCGTCAGCCAGAGGTAGCGCTTGGGGATATAATACTCGGCAAGTTCGCGCCAAGCGTGCCACCAAGGAAGTCGTTCCCGCCGCAGCGCCTGAAAGGCACCGTCAAGCGATTGACGAGCGGCGAGAGCTACTTTCATCGAATGCCTCCCAAGAGAGTCTTTTTCGCGGTCGAAGCCTTGCGGGCGAGGCCTGTGGGCGTGGTGGAGATCAAGGATTTGTATGAGGACGAAGTGGCCTCAGGCGGCTGGATCGTCTGTGTATCCAGCGGCGACTGCGGCATCTTCGGCTTCGGAGGCTCTTTGACTTTTGGCATCATTGGAGGTAGTCCTTTCCAAAAGGGTTGTAGTCAGGGGTAATCGGTGGCGGCATCATCTGTCGCTCGTCTTCGGACGGATAATAAACCTCGAATGCGAATGTGCAAGCGAGTGCGTCGGCGATGTTTGTGGACTTCACACCTCTGGCACGCATGGTCTTTTTGGACTCGAGAAGGATTTTTTCCTGAGGCATGTCGTAGGTGGGGGAAGTGAGTTCTTCGACAAGGGTGATGTCGGCTCCGTGGATGCGAGCGGGGATGGAGCCGATGCCGAGCCAGGTCCGCATCCGACCCCAGATTTCAGCACGCTTGTTAGCGTACTTCGTACCATCGTTCGCATCGGCTCCGTCTGGCTTTGAACCAAAGTCAACCTCCATTACAGGGATTTGCAACTGTCGCAGCCGATCGACGACACCGCCGCCCACGCCGCCTGAGTCAACCATTACCATCGCAGCCCGTAGGCGAAGGAATGTAGCTGCTACGACTGCAGCGGTTTTCATCGTATCAGCGCCATACAGTATCTCAACAGGCAAGCTGACCGCATCCCGCCCCTTGCGCGGGTAGATCACCGAGGGATCGTCGCCAAAACGGCCTACGTCAACGCCGAGGATAATAGCGTCGCCTGAAGGCACAACCGTGCGGGTCGTCGCCTGGTTCGCGAGTTCGTAGCCAATGAAAGACTCAGCATCGACACGAGGGAACACTCCCCGAACACGGACGCGAACGAAGTCGGAGTCTTCGCCGTAGTCTTTGATCCACTCGTTGATCTGGGACTTGTTCGTGAGAGTGACTTCGCGGGAGTCAACCTGGAGCGTGCTCCAGCGCATGGCGAAGCGGCCACCGGAAAAGCACTCACGGAAGCGGCCTTTGTTTCGAGTAGGGTTGCCGAACACGGCCCAGATGATCTCAGTGCCCTCGTCGGTGAGTGCGCCCTCGGAGACTTCCCAAATGACATCGGGGATGGCTGAGGCCTCGTCGAATACGAGGAGGATGCGTTTGCCCTTGTTGTGCAGACCGGCGAAAGCTTCAGTGTTCCGCTCGGACCACGGCACCATGTCTACTCGCCAAGTGTCTTTATGCTGAGGGTCCCTCGAGCACAGCTTGGTCGCCGTCATCTCGAAGAGTTCGTTCCCGATAAAGAGGCGGAACCACTTGGCAAGCTGGGTCCAGGTCTTAGTCTTAAGCTGAGTTTCCGTGTTGGCGGTTACGACTCCGATCGTGTCCTCGAAGGTCGAGATGCTCCAAAGGATAAGCCAGGAGACAAGGGCTGACTTTCCGATACCGTGGCCGGAAGTTGTTGCAAGACGAATTGCCTGATCGACAGTAACGAGGCCGTCTCTAAGGCGGGATAGGATGATGATTTGCCAGTCTTCCGGGCCAAGAGCTTTTTCCAATTCGGTTCCGGGCTCTCCCCACGGAAACGCGAAGAGGACGAAAGCGAGGGGATCGTGGGCATAGAGGGCAAGCTCCTCGATGATTGCATCGTTATTCATTGATGACCCTCGCTTCGAGAAGTCGAGCATCGAGGGAGCGTTTCCGCGCAGCTTGCAGTCGGTCTGAGATCGAGACGTTCACATTTGACTCGACCGTCGATGACGGGCCGTTACCTGAACGATCTGCGAGGGCTTTGAAAGCTTCGAGGAGCTGACCGTTGGTGAATTCAGTGTCCTCAGTCGGGTTCTCCAGCCGGTCAGCGATCTCGTCGAGGATGTCGGCGGAGACGGCTGCGGCCTTCTCGTAGACCGTCTGATAAGCCAGGTCACGGTCCTCCTGATAGTGCGAGATCAGGTGCTTCATCGCCGGATCGTTCTTCAGGATCGAAATGCGGGATGGAGTGTAGCCTGTGATGATCGCAGCCTCCCAGTCGGGCTTGCCGGCGGCGAGAACCCTCGCAAGGTTCCGGTGACGCTCGGACAGGCGCTTAACTGCGGAGAGGGCTTGAGGCTTCTGCACTCCACGCTCCCGCGAAAGCTCAGCGAGATCGGATACCGCGAGCGGGCGAGAGACCTCCCATTGGACTGGGATTTCTTTGCGGCCAATTGTGGCTATGTCGAGTCCGAGCGTCATGGTGAGGAAATACCATAAATCCCATGGCGTGTCAATATGGATGGTTTACGCGGTGAAGTAACCATATTGAACCTCACGCTCCCGTTGCCGCATAGAAACAGATGAAACGCACGGCGTTCGAGCACCCATGATGCTGGCCGTCCTTCGAGGGCTTCGCTTTGTTCCACGGCACAACGAGGTCTACCAGAAACCCAAGAGAGCCTCGATACCGCAAGCGATAGCCCTCAGGAACCATCGTCACAGCGTTGAAGGGGAGAGGTTCACAGTCCTGCTTGTTGCAGCAACTGTTATCATACCAATGCGGAGCAGGACTTCCTTTCGGGTGGCCGAGGCCTCTCGGAAGCTCTTCCGCCTGAACGATGACCGCCAAAAGGCACAGCAGAGTTAGCCCGATTAACATAGCCTCAACACATTTGATCATGGCATGTCTACCTTTTGGTTTCTTTCGCTGAGGCTTCTGAGGGCGCTTTTAATCTCAGTGATGCCTTCGGCAATGTAGTTCATTCGTTGCTCCACAACGACGATGCGGCTTTCTTGATCATCACGAGCAATCACCACTCGCTCGAGGGCAGATATTCGCCCATCGGTTTCGGCGCGCCAAGTCGCCCCAACCACTATGAAAAACAGAGTTTGACAGACCAGCGTGAAGATGATCGCGAGAGGGACTGTTTTGTCCAAGTGCCATTTAGTTTCTTCTTTCATTTAAACCTCTTTATGGGGCGATGTAGTAGCCAGCTGTAACGCGCCAGATGACGCCTGTTGTAGCTGGACATACGATTGTGGTTGCAGTGTTTTGAGCCGTAGTCATTAATGGGAAAGAGAAATCTTCCTGCAGAGGGAACAGGGTGCCGAGCGCCGCCGCGTCTGCGGGGAAAGTGAAAACAAGGCTTGTTGGAATGTTTGTTGTGGTTATGATCACAGGTGTGGCAGAGGCTGTAAGCACAGCTGCGGCATAGCGGGCGATTTCAATGTAGGTGAGATAGTGCCGAAGGCCTGCGCCTGGGGCAGCAAGTGTCAGTGTTACGGCAGCGCCAGAGGCACCCGTGTTCGTGCCCACATCTGTGGTGATCATGCCGTCAAGGGACTGATCGAGGGGGATCGAGCTGGCGGCAATTGTCGTAGTGCAAGCGCCGGACGTATAAGCCGTACAGCGAATACGGACAGATTTGTACCCCGCGCAGGCCCCTGCCCACACGCCTGCGACAGTGCCTGTTATGGCAGCGACGTAGCGCTTCAGCGCTTGGTTGATTGGACGCATTGGGATAGGGGTCCAGTTTGTTCCATCCACTGTGCCGGAGACTTCCAGCGTCATTGAGAACGTGCCGCGAAGGTCCACCATGACCGCGGAACTACTGTCAGATGGGAGAACGATCTCTCCGTTAACCGTACCGATCGATGCCACGGTGAATAGGGTTTCCCTCGAGTGGAGGTTCCCTGCGGAATAGTCTTTAGAAAGTTTGGCCATGAAAGGCTCCTATGCAGCTATTTGATACTGGATTTTAATTATGCCGGAAGTTAACTCGCGGAACGTTGCGAGCAGCGTGAATTGATCTGTACCCGGAACGGCAATGAGAGTGTCGAGGGAAAGCAGCTCCGGATCGTTTTCGTCGGTGTCGAGGGCAGGAGCGAGCTTAGTGAGGATCACAGAAGCAGGAGTTACGCCTACAGAAGCAACGGTAGTACTAACTTCGAAAGCTCCTTTTCCGTCCGAAACTGTGAGCGAAGCCGCAACCCAAGCAGCGCCTGAGCCCCCGGAAACATCAGTACCGTTGACCCAGTTAGTGCCGTTGTATTTGAGAACTTGGCCGGAAGACGGTGCAGTGAGTATTACGTCGGAAAGAGCGTTGAGAACGGCTGCAGCTATGCGAGCGTCAGCGGCGGCGGCGAAGTCAGTCACCTCGGCAGCAGTATGCGTATGGGCGGTTGGGGCATCTCCAACGAACTGAATGTCCCCGCCAGTCACGGCGGTGTTGAACTGAGCCTTTGTCCCCGTGAGGCCGACGATGGAAGTTTGATCACCTGTGTTTGTGCCGGAGAGGTTGGAGAGTTTTACTTTCTCCGCGTCGGTGGCATAGTTGTCGTCAGGCCCCAAAGAGGCTGCAAAGCTCCCACCGAGGTAAGTGATGATTTGCTCAATCGTGTGGTGGCCTGCAGGCGCAGCCCCGTCCTTCGCAACGAACTTTGTTCCTGGGACTACCGTCAGCAAATCATCGATGAAGGGGTTAATGTTTGGCATCAGCTGTCAACCAGCGGGTCAGCCCCGTCCACCAGAGTGTCACTCCCGTCCACGAGGAAGTTCCCGAGAAGCGCCGCGATGATCGTATACCCCCGTTGACGGGCAAAGCTGAGTCCAAGGCCAAGCGCTCTCATGCCAGTGCCACTCCGACTTTGCGGCCCGCCCGAACCGATCGCCACTCAGTCTGTCCTGCGGGGAGAAGGAACCGGCCCGGGTCTGTGAGGGCGTCGGGCACATTCGCCAGCGACACGAGTATGTCCTTGGTTGTGGCGATCCGCAGGATGCAGAGGTCCCCATTAGCCGCTACAGTGGAAACTATATTCGTGACGAGGGGGGTGAAAGTCTCCGTCGCCTCGTCCTCATCGTCCGCAACCGAGGTATTCGGCGCGGCCTTCAGGAAAGATATGCTAACGTAATCGGCCATTTGCGCCCCTCAGATCGGTATCAACCCATAGCACACATTGACGCACGATACAACCCATCCATACCGCCGCCTGCGTCCCGCTTTGCAGCAGGGAAGATATGTATGGAGTAAAAAC